GTCCACTATGCCGATCAGGCCGCCGTTGATCCGCTGCCGGCACTTGTCCAGCGCGTCAGCGTCGGCCAGTTCGTTGCATCCGTTGGCGGCCCAGTAGAACGCCGCGCTCTCGGCGGCGCCTTCCTTAGTCTCAATCCAGCTTGGCAGATCATCTACCAGCATACCCATGGTCTGCGCCAGCTTTTCGTAGTTGTACCGCCCGGTCGTCTGCATCAGCCCGCGGCCGATGAAGCGCCAGCCGTCACCGGGGTTCTTGTTCCCCATGCGCCCGCCATAGGCCGCCTCGGCGATGGCCTTCTGGTCCGCCGGGTGCGCGTCCGTGCGGCCCACCTCTTCGGCGTATTCCGGCGAGAAGTACTTGGGCCACTGCGCCACCAGCGCGGAAGGCTTGTAGTTCAGGTTCTCGCGGATAGCGCGACCGCCGTTGCTCTCGTGGCCCGTGTTGGCTAGGAACATGGCGATGCGCTTGGACGTGATGATGCCGTGCCGGTCGCAGGCGTCGTTCAGCACCGCGGCCCATTCGACCGGATCAACCCAACCCAAACCCTGCATTAACTTGGAAGTGATCACCTGCGAGCCATCCTATTCATCGCGTCGGTCTTTTCTTTACTGCCGGCGCTGCTGCCAAAGTAGTACGCTACAACACCGCCCCAAGCCGTGCCAAGGGTGCCCAGCATGATCAACAAGGCCTCAGACCCGCCGTGCTGCGGCAAGCCGTTTTGCAGCATGTAGAACAGGGCGCCGAAGTACCCCGCCGTGATTAGCCCGGCCAAAATGCGCGGGGTCCAATCCTTCGCCGCGACCTCGCGGTTGCGGGCGCTGTCACGGTCGGCGTTGGCAATTCGTTCTAAGTCGATGTCCAACTCGCGCATCTTGACCGCGAAGTCCTGCTCGGCGGTCTTCAGCGCCAGAAGCTGCTCCGGGGTGGCCTTGGCCGCGGCCTCAGTCAGTTCGGCCTCAGACCCGTCGGGCTTGCCCAGCAGGGCTTCCGAAATGGCCCGCGTGGCCATGCCAGCCAAGGGACCGCCGACGGCGCTGGCGATGGACGGCGCGACCGTGCGCACAAGGTTCAGAAGCTGGTCCATCCTATCGCTCCAACATGAAGGTCAGGTTCTGGTGCCGGGGGTAGGTGACAGTCCGTTCACCTTCAGGACACTTGTACTTAATGGTAGCCAACAGCGTCGCCCGTCCTTGGGCGATGGTTTCCTTGTCGGCGATGTCCAGCAGGTAGGTGAAGGTGTCGATCTCAGGGCCAGCGGGACCGGTGAACCGCGTCATGCTTGGCGTGGCCTGGTGGATGACGCCAGCGCCGTCGCGCACGGTAACCTCGAACCCTTCGACCGAACAGTCGTCGCGCTTCTTGATTCGCGCCACTGTTACCGTAACGGGCTGGCCAATTTTGGTGTCGACAATCCTGAAATGCTCCGGCGCCCACGCGATAATCTCGTTCTTAAACCAACCAAACTTTTCGCCCGCAGAGTAGCCGCCAACAGCCAGCGCGAAGCTGGCCGTCGCAAACTGCACAACAGGCGTCAGCTTGGGCAGTTCCATTACTTGTCGGCCTTACGCTCAAGCCGCTCAAAGATGGCCCGGCACATCTCTTTGATTTCTTGGATGTCGGCCTTCATTTCCGACCGCGGCACGTACACGGTGTGCAGTTCGCGCTCAATGGCCTTCATGTCAGTTTGCAGCGCCCTGACGCTCTCCCACACCACTTTCATCATCCAACCAATCGCAGCGCCGGCAATACCCACGATGATGTTGTACAAATCTTGCGTCATGGGCGGCCTCTAGCGATTAAAATAAGGGGCGAGCATGTTGGCGATAGGGTCTTGCTGTTGCGGCGGCGCGGGCGCCATTGCGTTTGCTATCTGAGGCGCTACGCGCGCGGCGGGGGACCGCAAACCTTGCGCTGTAGCCTCAAACGGGCGCCGGGCCGCCGCGCCAACCTGCTGTTGCCGCGCCGCAAAAGTTTGCGCGCGCTCCAACGCGGCGGCTGTCTTAGCCGGGTCCATGAGGTCTTCAGCAATTTTAAGCGCCATTTCCTGATTTAAACCGCCCTCTAGATTTTTCAAAATGGTTCGGGCGGTAGTAAACACGCGGTCCATAAATGGCGGTACGGTCGCAGGGGAAACCGCAGTAAACAGCCGCTCCATGTCTGGCACCGACGCCTTCCCACGCGATATAAGCCTATTCGCCTGTTCCTGACGGTTAAGGTCGCGGAGGATGTCGTTTATGACTTTGGTGTCAGAACCAAAAAGTTCGGTAAGGTAGGCGTAACGCCCGTCGCCCGTAGCGCGGCGCATGGTTTCCGGGGCGTTTTCAACCGCGCGAGCAAAATTTGCGGCGCGTTCAGGGCCGCCAGTAAGCGCCGATCTTAAGTTTGATTCTAGGTCTTGCGCCACCTTAAGCCGGTCGATACCTTTACTGGCGTCGGCAAAAGCGCGGCGCGCTTCCGCAGATTCCGTTGAGGTCTTGTTAAGCCAGCCAAGAAAATCCGACCGTAGCTTTTCTAGCGCGCGTAAATCCGCGGCGCCTATCCCCGTCATGGGATTTTCGGCGTCTTTAATGGCCTTATCAAGCCCGCGCTTTACATATTCCAAATCCCGCACTGAGTATTGCTGCGGCGGCTCTGGCGCGCGCGGCATCGGCCGACCTTCGGCAGTCAATAGCCCCGACGGCGGCGTAGGCTCCGGCGGCCGCAAAGTGAACGGCTCCCGCAAATCTTGCGCGATTTGTTCCGCGCGGGACAATGCTTGCCGGCCAGATGGTGTTGCCAACAGTTCGCGTATGGTGTCGTCGGCGGGCACTGTTGTGGCCCGCGCCCGCTCAAACATCGGGCCGGTTTGCCTAGCGCGCGCCTCGCTGGCCATTTCAACAGCGCCGGGGCGCCCGCGCAGCACGTCAGGCGGCGCTTCGCTCAACTGACGCATGTACGACATACGCGCCGCGTCTTGCGCCGCTTCAATCTCGGCCACACTAGAAGGGAACCGTTTTTCGGTCGCTATGTCAGCGGTAGCCGCAAAACGTGACGCCCCAGCTTGCGCGGCCCGCTGCGCCGGGGTCAATTCAACGCCAGGCACGCCGGGCACGACCGCGCCTAAGCCTTGGCCACGCATTTCAGCGATAAGCTGCGGTTCGCGGCCCTCTGAAACGGAACGGTAAAAGGCCGATTCGGGGTCGGTTGCTTGATACAAACGAGAAGCCCCGGCGCCCGCGCCGCGGCCCAACGCTTGAATGGGTGCTATAACAGGTGTCAAAGGGTTGGTGGCAGTTTCCGCCCCCTGCAACACCCGCGCAGTACGTGTCATGCCAAGCCTAGCCGCAGCGGTACGCCCGCCGCTCAATAACATAGATGCGTCAGCTAAAAACCCTACAGGGTCTTCCGCCACTTTACGTTTTAGCCCTTCCCATGACCCGTAATCGGCGGCGTATTGACCCCCGACTAAATTTGCGGCTTCACTAATTCGCCGCGTTGTATCGGGGTTATCAAGTCGGTCAATAGCCTCGAACACTTGCGTGGGAAGCAAAGCTTTTGCGCCCGCTCGAAGACCGCCCGCGGCTAAATCCATTAACTTTTGTGTAGTTTCAACTGGGCTAATGATAGATTCTATAAGACCACCATAGAATTGCCCGGCGCTGCGCGGAAGGTTGCTAACCGCAGCGCCCGGCACTTCGCCCGCCGCGTATTGGCGTGGGCCGGGGATAGCGTCGCTAGGCGTGGAAGGCGCAGGACGGGCCGGCGCCGCGTACCGCGACCAAGGCCCTTCAGGCGCAGCTTCAGCCGCCGGTGGCGCAGCGTAGCGTTCCCAAGGTCCAGCCATTACTCGCGCTCCCAGTTCTGTGCGTTGCTGGGGTCGCCGCCTTTAAAGCGGTAACCGTCTTGAACAGTACCGGGCGCCGGCGCTGCCGGGGCGCCCGTGCCTGCGGAACCACGTTGGCCAGACAGCCGCTCACGAATACGCGTTAGGTCTTGCGTCAACTCTACAAGCGCGGCGGCGCGGGATTTATTTGTAAGGCTGCGGTCGCCTATCTTAGCGGCCTGCGCTTGCAAAGAATCAAATTCGGCTTTGTTCAGGTCGCCCCGCATACGTGGCAACAGCGACGAAAGCCGTGCTTGCGCCGTTTCTAGCCTTGCTGCGGCTTCAGAGCCGCTTGTTTCTTTATTAAACAGCGCCGCAAGACGGTCTATTAACGCGTTTATGCCGCCGCCGGTGGCGCGGCCTAAAGTGCTGACGCCGGTGTTAGGGTCGCGCCCTGTGATACCGTTAATGATGTCCATCGCGCTGTCGATGTTGCGTACGCTGTCTTCGCGTTCTTTTTCCGACTTGGCGGCCTCTGTTCCGCGCTGACGCGCCCGTGCTTGTTCTTCCTCGCGCCGGAGCCGCATTTCGCGGGCTTCGGCAATGCTCCGCGGCAGACCGGGTGCCGCCGGGCGCACGTCAGACACAGGCATGGTCAAGGGGTTGCTGGCCAAGGTCGCGTCGTCGAGGAAGGCGTCAGCCTTCATGCCGCCGCCCGTGGACGGCTTGACAAACGCGTTGGACACCGGCGTCGCCGACATGGCGTTGGTCAACGGCGTTTGAAGCACCGGCGACGTAAGCGCCGCGCTAGGCTCTACGCGGTTGTCCGGTGCGCCCATGGCAAGCAGACGGCGCCGGGCAGCGCCGGGACCGTAGTCAACCGTATCGCCCGCCCACGCAATGATTTGCCCTGCGGTTTTGCCGCGTAAAAACGGATTGGCGTCAATTGCGTCGGGGGTCAATATACGCTCGACAGGGGTGTTAGGATCGGCGGATAGCAACCGCCTAGCCCCGCCCACACCGGCAAAATGCGCCAGATAAAGGTTGGCGCCGTTAGGCTCAAAGCCCGCTCGGGTTAAAACCGATGCGTTGCGGTTGGTATGCGCCTCGCCCAGAAACTCTTCAATGGGCCGACCATCTGGCAACGTGGAATTGCGGTATGACAGGATTTGAGAATTGCTCAACCCGCGCGCGATGTCAGGGAAATTGCGCTTAAACTCGTCGATAAACGTGGGGTCGATGAACTGGAATTGACCCCGCGCCGACGACGCCGGGTTAGCCCCGCGGCCTTCGCCGCGGTCTATGGCGGGCAGAATGGCAGAAATGTCCGTGGACCGCGAAGTGGGGACGGGCGCTGCGCCTGTCGCGGGCGCAGACAGCGGGATCGTGTCGCCAGCGGCTGCGCCTGGCGCCGCCGGGGCCGACATAGGCGTGGCCATTGGTGCCGCGCCGGGAGCCGCGGGGGCAGCGTTACGCGCCGGACCTTCAGTAAAAGGTACGATTTGCCCTAAACGCCGGTTCATCAAGAACGGCGTGCCTTCTATTTCAATTTTTTCCCATTCCGCAAGCGATTGATCGGCTTTTTGCATAAGTACGTCTAGGCGCGCGCGGTCAAAAGTCGGCGGTAATTGCCGTGACCAACCCGGTACGTCCCGTTGCACGCGGGCAAGAAAATCAGCGTAAGTGTCGGGGGTAAGGCCCGGCATTTCGTCGCGGTATTGTTGGGTTAGCTGGATACCGCGTTGAACATCTGCGTTTTGCGCCTGACGGCGCTGGTTTAGACCCGCAGTCAACGCTTGATACGCCGCTGCGCCTGTCGTTGGCGCAACAGCCAACAAACGGTTAGGCGCGTCAGGAGACGAAATATCAAAGCCTGGCGTAGACACTAGCCGGCGGATATTACCTCGCTCTTGCTCCGCGCCCATCAACTGCTGTTCGCGCATCGCGTTTAGCGACTGTTCCTGCATAGCGTTTGCGATGCCGGCGATGTTGGGTAGCTGAAAAGGCCGGAGTTCAGGTAAAGGAGGAAAGGAACCGGACATGTGCTGCCTCCTTCTATTGGTTAGCTACAGAGTAGGTGTTAAGCCCCGGCGGAACGGGAGGCCCGTAAAGATTGCCGCCTTGGTAATACTGCGTCCTCGCTCTATTGAGGT